GAAGAATTTTGGGATGATTTTGTGGAAACGTATCCATACGAAGACATTAGAGATTTATTAGAATTTAGTGATGATATGATAAACATTCCAGATTTAATGGACTTTTTAAAATATAAAAATAATATTGTGCTAACTGGGGGTGGGATTTATGAATGTTTAAAAGAAGTTGAAATTGCGCTTATGGCTTTAGATAAGTCTTATCAAATTTTAAATGAATTCACATATTAATAATTTAAAAATGTTAGACGTATGAAACCACCAAAATCTATAATAATACAAAAAAACAATGTTGCAGAAAAAACGGCTGATTTACCAAATTTGCCGACTCAACAATTGTATGAAAAGAATGAAATTGTACCAGCAGTTATCACGAATGAAGTAATTGTAGATCAGACATTTTTCCCTAAAAGTATTCACCTTGAAGATTTAGATGAGGCTTTTGTTAATTGGGTGAGAAACTTTAATCTTGAAGTTGAAGGGATTTTGGTGCCAGTAAATTTATTTACAATCCAAAGATTTTCCGAGTTTATGCAAAATTGGGACAATACAGATACATCAATGCATCCAAAATTACCTTTAATTACCATAACCAAAGAGAGTCCTGCTAAACAAGGTACATATTTGGGTTCAGTATCATCAACTTTACCATCAGGTGAGACATTTCCATTATTTAGAATTCCAAAGGTCATAAACGGTAAAACAATATTTGAATATATAGAAGTACCTCAACCGACTTTTATAGATATGCAATATAAAATAAACATATTCACTAATCATATGAGAAGTTTGAATAAGTTTAATGAATTGATATTGCAAGAATTTAAAAAGCCTCAAAACACTATAAATGTTTTTGGGCATAATATGGAATTAAAGTTAGACGACATTTCAGAAAATCATAAACGAGAAATTGAAGAACGTAGATATTATAGGCAAATATTTGTAATTAATTTAAAGGCTTTTTTATTAGATGAAAAGGATTTTAAATATACCAGAAGTTTAAATGCCATAAAAATCGCCGTCCAACCAGATACACCAAAAACCGATAAAATTTGTAATGTAGAAATAGTTGGAAATTTTGGAATTTGTGAACAATGTTTAATATTCAATTTAAATAAAAAATCCGATACTGAAATTGAATATGTTATGCCATTTGGTTTAAATGTTCTTTATGATAACCAATCAACACTTTTTAATAATGTTGATTATTTTGTGAATAATATAGGTGTATCAATCCCATTTTCAATTCAAAAAAATCAAACATTGAAAGTAACATATAATAAAACTATAACTAAGCCAGTCCAAATAAAGTTGTATGGTGAGAAAACTAATTAATTCAAATATTGGGGCATATTTATAATAAAATTATCTATAAATGGCGAATGCAAGAATACGAGTTTCACCTTCTGTAAATTTTTACGAGCGCGACTTATCTATTAGCCCTCAACGTCAATTCGCTTTAACGCGATTAATGGTGATGGGAGAATTTGAATATGGATCAGCGTTTGATATTACTAAAGTTGAAAACTATAATCAATTCAGCGCAAAATTCGGAACTTTAAACCCATGTAAATATAAGGGCACCAATCAATTAAAATTCCAAGGCGCATATACAGCAAAACAATTTCTTCAAGAATCTAATGAGTTGTATGTTTGCAGGGTCTTAGGATTATCTGGTTATGATGCTGGGGATTTATGGGCCATTACGTTTGGTGCAAATGTAGATACTTCCACTATTGAAGAAGGTAGTTCTGCTGCTTTTACAGGAGAAATACAATATGCAAATGGTGTTTTAGTTTCTGGGTCTTTTAGTGATTCTACTGTACAAGATATGTTTGACAGCGGAATTTTAGATTCAGATGTCTTTGGTGGCTATAATGCTCAAACTGGTGATACATTATCTTATTCAAGTTTAGACGGTTTTGTGTCGAATTGTGACGGTAATTTTTACAGTTCAAGATTTGATGCTGTTGTAACTGGCCGCGATGACCACTATATTTGTTTAACTGGTACTTCAACTAACGGTGGATACGTTTATCAAAGTTCTGTAACTAACACGTGTGCTGTGCAATTTTCTGCTGGTACTCAAACTATTGGTTCAACTTTAAGAATTACGGTTTCAACTCCTATTGTAGTTATTGACCAAAATACAAGCGAAGTTGAAGTAATAAGTGCTGGTATAACTGTAATTAAAGGAGGGACTATAACCCACAACGTTGATGACAGTATAACTATCCAAAATGGAACTGTAACTTTGCCAAATGGTGACATATTAAATGGCACATTGTATAAATTTTGCGAATTAGGTTCTAATACTGTTGAATACGATTGTGTTGGTATAAATGGTACGGGTTATACTCTTGTAACTGGTACAACGGTTGTTAACACACCAGTTTTCCAATCAGGTTCTACTACAACTGAAATACAAGTTCCTTCTGGAATTGTTACAATTCAATTGTCTGGCAGTGCAATTGAATTGACAGCCCAAGCATTAGCAGATTATGAAAATAAAATTGCTTGTGGTTTGCGCAGTGTTGGTTCTTATGATGGTAATGAAGATTTAACCTTTAGAGTTAAAAACACTAATATTTTAATTGAGCCATTAGTTTCTGGTGCGACTATTAAACCTTATGATGACTTTAAACTTACTGGTACTGATACTGATGGTAATGAGTTTACTTATACAGTATCATTAGATAAACGTAAGAAAAACTATATTAATAAAGTTTTTGGTGTTCGTGCAAATTGCTGTGAAAATGCTGCACCTTTATACATTTCTGAATTGTATCAGACAATGTTTGATAATTTGGTTGCAGAAAATAAAATTTACTGTATTAAACCTACAATTTGCCATAATACTACTTTATGGAACTATAAACAACAATATCGTGGTGCAGAAACTCCTTATGTTGTATCCGAGTTGCGTGGTAACAAAGTTGTTAGATTGTTTAAATTTTTAACTCTTGGAGATGGTGATTCTTCTAATAGATATATTAAAACCAGTATTACAAATATTCGCCCAGACCGCCGTTTATTTGACGTGTTAGTTCGAGCGTATGACGATACTGATAAGACACCAGTTATCTTAGAACAATTTGCAAATTGCTCATTAGACATTCAAAGTAACAACTATATCGCAAGATTGATTGGTGGAACATCTTTATCTGATGTTTATCCACAAAAATCAATGTATATTAGTGTTGAAGTTGCTGCTTCTTGTGTTTATGATGCATTTCCAGCGGGTTTCGAAGGTTACAGGACTGTTGACTATGGTGATTGCGCAACTGCGCCTATGATCCAATATAAGACGAAATACGATTCTACTGATAAGGTGCGTTATGAATTCCTTGGTTTAAACTCTAACGATGGGTATGACCAAGATTTATTTGATTGGCATGGTGAACCATCTGTAAATATAATGACTTTTAGCGGTACGACAAATGGTTTTCACATGGATAAAGATGCGTCTACTGCTGTGGTGGACGGCGTTGGCACACTTAATTTCTTGGTGGGTGAACATGAATTTAGAAATGATGCAGATTTAGACGGAACTAACTATGCTAAATTAAATGCCCGCAAATTTACACTTGCATTTGCAGGTGGATTTGATGGCTGGGACATTCATCGTTTAACTACTGGTAATAGAAGTAATGGCGACCAATATTCTACAAAAGGCACTAATGGTGTTTTAGGTTTATCTTCAAATGCTTTTGACACATATGTTTTGGAAGATTTCGACGGCGAATTTTCAACAGTTATTAATTCTGACTACTATGCTTACTTAAAAGGTATAAGAATTGTTGCAAACCCACAAGATGTTAAATTTAACTTAATTGTAACACCAAACATTAATACATTTGACAACTCAGATTTAGTTGAAGAAATGATTGAGATGTTGGAGGAAGTTAGATGCGATGCTTTTTATATTGTTGATACTCCAACAAGAGATGCAGATGGATTACCATATAGCGCAAAGTTTTTATCTGATCGTTTAGACGGTTTATTTTCAACATCTTTTGCTGCAACTTATGCTTATGACGGAATTTATAACGACACTGAAAATAACACATATGTTTATGTGCCTGCAAGTGTTGACATGCCAAGAATATACGCAGTAAACGATAGATTACAAAAAGTGTGGTTTGCTCCTGCTGGTAAAAAAGTAGGTGGTAGTTCGTTTGTGAACGTTGTAAAAAATCCGACAGCATCTGAGCAAGAAACTTTATTTTTAGGTCGATTGAATAGTTTATGGCGTGATGGTGGAATTGTAACTGCATGGGGTAACAAAACATTACAAATAGAAGAAACAGTTTTAGATCGTATAAATGTACGTCGTTTAATGATTTATATTCGTCAATTATTGGCAGATGTTTCTGTTAATTTATTGTTTGGGCAAAATGATGAAACGGTTCGCCGTCAATTTGAAGCACAAGTTAATCCAATTTTATCAAATATTAGAGATGAGAGGGGTATATTGCGTTTTGCAATTGAATTAGATAGAAGTGCATCTGCATTTGAAACTAACCAATTAAATGGTAAAATTGTAATTCAACCAACGCTTGCTTTAGAGCAAATTAATATTGGATTTAATTTAACAAACGATAGCGCAACATTTGATAATGTTTAATAAATTTTTCACAAATCCTATAAAAAATGAAATCTTTCGAGAAGTGATTCTTGAGGGGTTTCATTTTTTATTTGAAGATAGACGAACACAACCTGAAATATTAACTTATCTAAATTCTTTAAAACCAAAAGATCAAACTAAATTAATAATGGACATTAATTCAATTTTTATTTTTGAATTAGTTGACAAGGATCAAAGAATATATAAATTCTTATTTAATGATTATGGTAAAAGTAAAGACCTTGCTTTAAATGTAATGTATTATGTGGCAGACACTAAACCAGTATTTTTAAATGTTTTGGCAACATACGCTTTTAAAATGTACACCAATTTTATTTTTAACAAATTTTTAAACCCGAATGGTTTTTTTAACACAAAAATAACTGGAAATAAAAAATTAGATGCTATTATTATCCAAACTGTTAGAGATTCTGTACATGAAGACTTAAATAAGTCTAAGTTGCCAACTGGGTTTGATAAATACGTTGTTGCAATTAAAAATAAAATAGATGACGTTGTATATGATGCAGGTGATAAAATTTTGGATAGAATAGATGAAGGTTGGTTTAGTAGTGATAATAGTGGTAAATTTATAGAATCTATTCGTTTATTACTTGACCCAATAAATGCTGGAACAGTTAATACAATAAAGCAAGAGTTAAAAAATATGAGCAAAGATGATAGGAAGAAATATTCAGAGGGGGGGCGAAGTAATAGTGCAACAATAGTGACATCTGCCATTTTGCAAAGAACTGCATACGTTTTAGATAAAATTAAAATTCCCAATGTACATATTGATACAATGTTGAAAATAATTTCTTTGAAATTATTAGCAAATGAACCTAATATTTATAACCCTATATATAAAAATGTATATAAGTTTTTAATAGAACAATTAAAAAAATTAAAAGAACCTAAAAATAAAATTAGTAAATACGTTGCTGGTAAAGCGGATTATGCAGGGAAATAAACATCTTTAGATAATTTTTCTAAATATTCTGGTATTCCATCAACATCGTCTAAAATTTCATTTTCACGGATTAGATTATCATAATTTTTATCAGGGTTGATATTTGTTCCAACTAAAACATAATCAGTGATTTCATTAAAACTTTTTCCAATATCTTCGAAAGGTATGTCATTTTCTTCTTCTTCTTGTTTTAAGGCGTTTACATCATAAGATTTAGAAGAATATCTCAGCCAACCGTTGATACTCATATTACGAAAATAAACGTACTCTAAAGGTTCTTTCATAAGTATAAATATAAATTATTTATTTTTATTCCAAATAAATTTATATTTTCCGCAGTCAAAAATTTTTGAATACTTTCGCCTTTCATAGTTTTCTATTTGGTTTTTTTGAATTTTTTCTGCAAATCTGCCTCCACTTACTTTTGTTAAATAGTAGTAATCTGGTGGGATTTCGCCGTCCAACTCAAAACCTAAATCACAATACTGATTTTTTGTATAATATCTTCTATCAGCAAAAGCAACTACTTGTTTTGGGTTATAATCATTTAAAAACGTTTCAAATAATTTTATGTCATAAGAGGTCTGATGTGTATTAGTAATTAATTCATATTTTAATTGGCCTACTTGTTTGAAACACATTACACCAACAATTTCATTGTTTATTTCGATGCCATAATTAATATCTTCTATTGTATAATCTAATATAGTATTTTGAAATAATATGGTATTAGCCGTTGATTTATCTAAAGTGACAATTTTATAATCAGGTATTGGTGATACTGTGGACGGCGAAATAATTGATTTCAAAAAATATTTTACGGTTTCTTTTCTATTTCTCCATTCATCTTCAAAAACATGTAATAATCTAACGCCTTTAGATTCACACATGGTAGTTTTGTTTAAGTGATATTCTCGCCCAACTTTCTTTTCATTGTGCCAAAATAAACCGTCATATTCTATTGCAAGATTTAAACTTGGAACGTATAAGTCCAACTCGTAAGGTTTTATTAGCGTTCTATTATTCTCTAAAATTAAAATATTATCACCTAATAAACTTTTAACATAATTTGTTAATTCTTGTTCACCAAAAGAATTTTGAACTCCAACTGGGTTACAGTGTGTACAAAGATGAACGTCGTTCATATGTCGATGGCGAAATAATGCCCTATCTAATACACAAGACAATTTTTTTTCACAACCGCAATAAAATTCTATTTGGTTTCCAAAATGATTAATTAGGTCAACATCTTTGTATTTTTCTTTAAAATTTTCTCTTACTTTAATGTAATCTTGTTTAATCGGATTATTCTTTAGTGCTTCCTTTGCTTTTAATCTGTTTTTTTGTAGTTGAAGTACGTTACTAACTCCAAACTTCTCCCGTATTGTTTTTTTTGCCTTATCTTGAAAGTCTTGTCTTTTGAAGACATTATCTACACCATATTTTTGTATGTTTGTTTTTGCTATTTTTTTTCTAACTGATTCTTGTTGACCTATTTGACGCTATCCATATTTTTTTAATCTGGTTTCTTCTTTTGTTAGGTTTAACTCTGGGTCGCGACCCATACATAAAGGTGAACAATATGTAGTTATATATCCTGCATTATAAGACTCAAACTTTAAAGTGTTTTTTTTACAATGTTTGCATTTTGGTTGTTCGTTATATTTATGGAAATACATGAACAATACTTCTGAAAAAGGAAGTGTTTGCAATTTGTTTTGTTCGATATAGTTTAATACATCTTGATATTCTGATGGATAATTTTTTGCGAGATTTTTAGGGCGAATTGAAACACCATTATTAGATTTTAAAGATTCGTAATTAAAATTTTTCATTTGCATATTTATTTATAATTCAAATATACATAATATATTTAAATTAATCAAAAACATTGCTAATATATAATAACCAATAAAGGCAGAACCACACAACTAATTAAAATACAATTAATTACATATTATGGCAGATTTACATCTCCAGTCACCCCTAAAAGCAGAGCCAAAAAAACAAAATAGGTGGCTATTACGTTTTCCAACTGATGTTGGGATTCAAACATGGGCTTGTAAGTCTGTGGGTGCTCCCAAAATAAATTTGAGTAAAAATGAAATGAAGTTTATTAATACTTCAACATATGTTAATGGGTCATATACTTGGGCAGAAATGCCGATAACTGTACGAGACTTTATTGCGCCGTCCACATCTCAGGGGTTAATTGAGTGGGTGAGACTTCACGCAGAATCTGTTACTGGTCGTATGGGTTATAATGTTGGTAGTTCAAAAACGATAACATTAGAAATGCTTGATCCAACTGGTGTTAGAATTTCTGAGTGGGCTTGTGTTAACAGTATTATAGTAAACGAAGTTGATTTTGGGGGAACATTTGATTATGCAAACGACGAGGTTGTGGAATTAAGTTTCACAATTCAACCGCAATATTGCGTTTTATTATACTAAAAAAAAAGAGAAGCCGTTATGGCCCCTCTTTTATATAAGTTGATTTTTGATTACATTACTGACGGTTGTTGGACGGCGGATTTTTAATTTTCCACCGTCCAACTTACATTTTGATTAGAGACAATTTCCAATATCTGGTAACATATCTTTAAAAGTACGACCATTACAAGGGCGTCCCTCCGCAGAAATTTTCCATTCTCCATTGTGGCGATAAACTTTTGCCATTATTTTACCAGTATGGTTTCCTTTTTCTGCCAAATCATATCGACAAAATTCAGCACCATTTCCAGATTCAAACAATCTGCAAAAACAGTTTTTGACTTTATCAAACGTCTGACCACGATAAGAATTGATTGTAAACACCAACGTTTTCACATTTGTTGGGATTGCAGTTAAATCAACGCTTATAACTTCGTCATCGCCTTCGCCTTCTCCAGTTAGATTCTTTTGTTATCATATGGGCTTTTTATCCCATATTTCTTATAGTTTCCTATAAGTTCAGCATACATTTTCACCCATAAAATATTTTATTAGGGTGTTGGGCACTCTTGGAGATATTATATTCCACGTGTGGTTTCAATCTCTATGCGTTACGCGGTTCAAAATTTGTTATTTTTTTGAATTCGCTCGGTGTTAACAATGTTTTTTCAAATGAAAGTTTTTTTCTCGTTAAGTAGTATTTTGAATCACTATAAAACAAATCATATAATTTTTTTATTTCTTTTTTTGAAGAACTTTTTAAAACATAAAAATCATTTGAATTATAGTAATAAATATTTAGATTCACATTATAGGTTTTTAAGTAATTTTGAATTTCTGTTATCAGTGTTTTAGTTTTTGCACCAATATGAAAAGTTGGTTTTAC